TTGTGTGTCACCTAGACCTAATGCTTTGGTTGTTGCCCCTTGTATTTCATCGACATACTCTCTTAGAAATGGCACTCCTCTTAATATTTGTAATGTTGATCCTCTACCGCTACGAGACTCAAGTTCTCTCTTTGCTATTAAAGCTGTATCTACATACTGCTTTCTCTCTGGGTCAAAAACAAATTCAGAAGGTACTTCTCCAATAGTGCCATCAGGATTAAATCCTTTTTGCTCTAAGGCTCTATTCTCAGCTTTGCGTATTAATTCTGATGCGTCAACAGAGGAGATATTATTTGAGGAGGTGGCTGTGTTGTTCTGATTGGCTGCTCTTTCTTCAGCTAATTTTAATAATCTTTCTAGTTCAGACATTTTAAATTTTACCTCAACAATGGCTCGATTTCTTCAATTGAAAGATTTTCAAGCATATTATTCCATTGCTCAACTGAAACTCCTTCAGGTTTATTTTTTCTTAGAATGTTTTTTGTGTTTTCAGGTATTCTTTTAAATGTGCTTGTGGCATCTGATGTACCTCCATCAAGCCCCAAAGACCTTAAGGTTGGAAGAGGGGGCGGTTTTTCACCTTTTGTAAAGGCATCAAAATATCTTTTCTTTGCTTCAAATCCAAGCTCGATTTTATTTAAAATTACTTCTAATCTTCTTGCATTTTCTTGCGGAGAAACGGCTGGGTCAAAAGCTCTGGCTAAAATATTTTCACCTTCTCGTTCTGTAAATTGACTGCCTATGATAGACCTTAAACTTTCCTGAACCACGCTCTCTATTCGTGCTTTTGTATTGGCTGTATTAGGAAATATCAATTTTAAAGCTGGGTCTCCACCGAAAAACTGTGTAATACCCTGTGCTAACCCTGAGATATTTTCATCTGTTTTAAGAGTTTCTAAAGCTCCTCTTAAATTATTTATGTTACCAATCATATTCCCATAGGTATCTAAAAACTCTCCTGATTGTTTTTGAAGGTCTTTATAAAATTCTGTGTTATCAAGATTATTACCTTGACCGCCCACATTAAAAATAGTCTTAGGGCTTCCAACAGCCGTAATTGCTCCTGTTCTTGTGTTTTGCTGAAAAACACCATCTCCCTTTATTCCAAGCTGTTCTTTTTCAGCTTGTGTAAGTATTTTAAAATTATCTACAGGCGTAAACGCTTGAGCTGTTATCGCGTTCATTACAGCCGTTGGGTTTGCGTCTATCAAAGCTAATACTTTAGGGTTGTTTGCAAATCTCTTCTTGAGAGCCTCAATACCTTCTCTCTGTCTTTTAAATTGCTGATTAGCTAACAGATTTGACCTTACTTGATTGCGTAAAGCAAAACTTGCTGGGATACCTTGACCACTCAATAAACTAGCAGCAGCAATAAGATTAGCTTGATTGTCAGGTTCACCTAGTCGCGTAAGCAATCCACCAGTTTGATCGTCAATATTTGTTCTAAAATTTGACAGACTATTACCTAGTCCAGATAGACCCAAGTTATCTAAAAGACCCATTAAGCAACCTCTTTGATTTTGGAGTAGTCAATCATTAAGTATCCATGTGTTCCTTCAAATACAGCTTCTGGGAATACCTTCTGTACTTCTTGTGCGATGAATCCTTTGCGTGGGTGCTTATCAAGACCCAAAACAAAAGCCTTTGCGTTCCATTCCCACTCATAAACATTGAGCCCTGTTGAGTGTGTACCTATCTTTTTTAGGTCAACTTTTAATCTTCTGTCAGAAAATGCACTTGCAGCTAACGCTATTGCTGTAATTGCATCTAAATTGGAAGGAGAAGAGGATTGTGTAGTTGATGTAGGTGTAGGCGCACCACCTAGTGCAGCTATAAGATTATTAATTCTTTGCTGATTTGCTTGATTTGATGCTGCTACACTTTGCGCTGGTCTATCAAGCAACGCTTGATTTAATGCTTGTTCTTCTCTTCCTACTCCTGACAATGCACCTAGCAATCCAAGATCAGATGATAATATACTAGGCATCATACCTACAGCCGATAGTTTTCGTGACGCATCTGCTTCAAGTGCATTAGCTAATGTAGGCGCAACACCTGAAGCAATACCTTCTCCTAGAGCCGTTCCAAAAGCATCAGAGCCTAGTCTTCCTCCAGTGGCGTATTGCGATGTCACGTTATTAACAGTTTTTGATATTGTGTCATCTAACACTCTTTGCAAAGGGTCTGACACATTAAATTGACCAGTTATAACATCATCAAGGGCTGTCTTTGCCGTTCCTAAAGGATTGCTTGTAGCAAGATTAGTAATTAAGTTTTGTGCTGTTGTTTGCGTTGGCGTAAATCCAGCAACTTGAGGCACAATGTTTGAGCTTGGTCTAAAATTTTCAACTTCACCAAATACTTGTTTTACTTGATCTTGAATAAATCCAGGTATTTCTTGAGTAGTTGTTTGAACTGTAGAACCACCTTTTCCCATTTTATAAGTCCTTATGATAAGTTATATGTGCCGGATACCATCCGAATTTGTTTATAAATCTATCCCACGCCTTACGACCAAACCCTTCCATATGGATACATTTGTTATGTCTAGCGTGTGTCTCAAGAGTTGATAAAACCAACTCAATCCATTCTTTCATGCGTCCACCGCCCACAAAGTCTAACGCCATAGCGTAGCCTTTTGGATAGAAGACCATTCGTGTTGTTACAACGGCAATCACCTTATCCTCTTCCTCAACTGTCCAAACGAGGTATGCCCCTTGTTTGCTTGCCGTATATACGTCCTCAATGTCTATCTTTCGAGGCGATAGGCATACAGCCTTGTTGAGTATAGGTTTGATGTCTTGCCATTTATCGTCCAGATATTCCACTGGAACAGGCAAAAATTTCATCCCAAAACTACATACATAAAGTTTCTGTCCGTTTGTCCGTTGTTTGCGTGTGTTACAACGAAATTCTGTTTATTTCGTGCAGATATAAATATTGTGCCGTTGCCTACTTCTGCTGACGCATTGGCAGACAATGGGCTATATAAAATTACGCTATCACCACTAGCCCTTAAATCTGTCACTGTAGTGCTTGTGGCACTTGCCGTAAGGGTAAAAGACCCAGTAGAGTTTAGCTTGCCTTCGAGCAGTAAATTTACGGCACTACTAACCTCTCTAGGCGTTCCCCCAGCTTGGGGTAGACGCAGAAAATTGAAACTTGTCATTATCGTCTTCCTAGACTAGAAGTCTCAACATCTACACCCAACGCATAACGCCAAGTACCACCACTAGCATTTACTCGTACTCTATGATAGCGACCATTACTTCTAACGGGTACAAAGTTATCCGTATTCAGGTTGGCAGACGCTGTAAACGAAACAGTATCTATCTGTCGAGAACGAGACCCCACTTGTACAGTGAGGGTAGGAGCTACATCTTTCGATGTAACATAGGGTGTAACACTCTTAACGAGTGACTTTCTTAGTTTTGCTGGCTCAAACTCTGCCGTTTCCAATGTTGCAGCCAACGCATCACCTGTAAAGGACGCAATCTTACTACTAGAACTAGCAGCAAAGGCACTCTGACCACCTCTAAAAAAACGTGAGTCCAAAGAAGTTCCCAATGCGTCTAAGCTACTGGATATCGTAGCCAATGCCTCAAGCGTAAAACTAGGCGATATAATTGTTCCTATAAACTCATGGTCTAGTTGTGCTAATGACCATCGCCCAACAGAATAATTAAACATAATTATCTTATCTGGCGTGCCAGCAGTACTTTCTGTTGATACATAACTCCATCCCACCACTTGATTGATTGGGTCTATACTGCAACTCAATCTATCTAAATGATGCGGTGATGAGTCATCAAAGAAAAACGTATCTACCTTTTCAGCCCCAATTGGTATTGATCGCTCTCCATTAAACATAAAGAAGCCATCAGAGGCTAGATAAAACACCTGGGTTGGCGCAAGTGCTGATATAGAGTTTGGTATATCGCACCCATGTCCTGTCTCCACCATATCAAAGGTAAAGATTAAAGGAGAGCCAACATATTGCATCCTAGCAATACCTCGCTCCAACAAGACAACGCCAAAGTCACCACCAACTAAGCCAGTGATATTACCAGCATCAGGTATATCCTGAAAGTCAGCTTGATTAGAACCTACTGTCCATGTATCCGCATCGTTAATCTGTGACCACTGCACACGAAAAGGGTTATTCGTAGAGCTTGTATTATTATGCGCTGTTACTACAAAGTCTCGTATAACCGCAAGAAATTTAGCCTTTGGTGAGCCGGATACATCGGCAAAAGTACTAGAAGACCCAAGTGTGTATTTCTGCAACAGATTACTTAATCCACTTGCTGCATAGACACTGTTGCCAAACTGCACAAACTGCCATTGATCATCACTTGCTAGTGTATATGCGCCACTCTTTACATCGTCTAATGCTGCTGTTCCAGCGTTAAACTTGAGTAGCTTTGTAGCGTTTCCTGCAAATAAATGTACTGTGCCACCACTATCAATAGTCGCAAAGAACCCTCGTAAATACGCATCAGATGCTTGTGATAAAGTCGCTAATCCCAAGAAGGGTCTATATCCTCTTGCAGCAGCTATAACATTGGTAGCCACTGTTGCACCACTAGAGTTCAATGGGGCTTGGTCAGGTAGCCACTCTCCAAAAGGTATCATGTAGCACCGAAATCCTGTTTCATAGTTAACGCACCACCGCCAAAACGTGCTTGTTGTGTATCTCTTTTTACCTCTGTTAAGGCTCTACTAAACAACGCATCATATTGTGTAGCCCTTGCCTCATCCATTAAGAAGGTATGCGCTGCAACAAGAGACCCATATAAATAACAATCTGGATGGCGTGTCAGCACTGTATTGCTTGTATTAGAGTCCGATAGGGCAGTTATGCCGTTACCGAATATTACCTCTATTGTTATCACTGCGTCAGGTATAGGACGCACATGAATATTTGACCCTATAATTGTATAGGACACTGGCGTTCCTTGTCCTTCAGAACTATGCGTCTTAAAAAAACTATCTGGAGTCGCAAAGTCTAACACTCTATTTGGGTTGTTGTTTAGCTTTACAACTCTGATTTCACGCAAATCTGTAGGCAAAGCATAGCTTTCTGTTCCAGCCACAGTAGATATGGTTGTCGATGCTTCTTGTGATCGTGTATCTAACTCCCTCGACATTCTGGCTTCGGCTAATGAAATAAAGTCAGGGATATTGGTAGTCAAATCATCCCTCGCTAAGAAATTAGCTATAGAAGTCTGTAGGTTAGAATAGGTATCTAAACTCATGTTAATCGACCACCAGTCGTTCTAAAATGTTTGTTCTCAGGGTCTTGCAGCCATTTGAGCCACTTCTTTTTATTGTGTTTAAAGTGACCAAACTTTTTCTGTAGTTCAAAAAATAATGGTGCTGGTATCTCAGCTATCTTTTGTTGATGCTTTTGAGTGTTTCCAATCAACGACCCATAACGATATTCTCCCTCTTGCTTTTTAGCAAAATCAAGTACAGGAGACACGTTTACTCGTGTATTAACCTGAAGACCATCAACAGTGTCCTCAATCCATGTTTCT